AAACGTGTTGCAGAAAGGGGATTACATTCTGCATATTTTAAAGACTTAAAAGTAGGAAGACGGGATAAAGAGTTAAGAGCTAGAGCAATCCAGGGTAGGATGCAACAAGGAAGAGTGTTTGTACCAGAAGACGCAGTTTGGACAGGGCCCTTAGTAGCAGAACTTTTACGTTTCCCAAATGGGGTTCACGATGACCAAGTTGATGCGCTGGCCTGGGTGGGTTTAATGATAATGGAGTATGCTTCTTTTTATGAAGCACCAGAACATATACCTTCTTGGCGAGATAGGTTAGACTTGGTAGCAAAGGGACCGAAAAAGAAATCGGCAATGAGCGCATAATATGGCATATAGTAAAAAACCAAAGAAAAAGTTATCAAAAGCAGAGGAGCTGACGTTAGCAAAAAACCAGTGGAATGCTTACACGCGAGCCCGCGATAGTGGCCACGAAGATTTTGTTACCATGGCAAAAAAATGCGATGCCTACTATAGAGGAGACCAATGGGATGAGTTTGATATGCAACAACTCGATGACCAAGGTCGACCAGCTCTAACAATCAATACTATTTTACCTACTATTAATGCAGTCATTGGTGAGCAAAGTTCTAAACGAGCTGACGTCCAATTCAAACCTAGGGGCGGCGGTAATCAAGAGGTTGCAGACGTACTAACAAAAGTTTACGCACAAATAGCTGACAACAACAAACTAGACTGGATGGAAGCGCAAGTTTTCCAAGACGGTTTAATACAAGACAGAGGCTGGTTCGATGTACGTATAGATTTTACAGATCACGTGCAAGGCGAAGTAAGAGTAGAGTCAAAAGACCCGCTCGACATTCTTATTGACCCAGACGCTAAACATTACGACCCAAGAACCTGGAACGAAATATTCGAAAGCAAGTGGATGAGCCTAGACGAAATAGAAGAAGTGTATGGCCAAGACAAAGCTGACAAGTTAAGAATGCTTGCCGAAACAGGGACCACGCTCGGCGCTGACTCTATGGAATTTGAAGAAGAAAGATACGGAGATACAGAAGATAGTGAGTACGGACAACAGTATCCAAACGACCCAGACAATTCACGAACAGTTAGAACTATTAGAGTTATAGAAAGACAGTATTATAAACTGCACGATTGCATGTTTTATGTTGATCCAGTTACAGGTGATAAGAGAACAGTTCCATACGCATGGCCTAAGAAAAAGAGAGAGACCTTTGCGGACCAGTTTGGCTTAGACATAATAGAGAAAAAAATGCGAAAGGTCCGTTGGACCGTATCCGCTGACACTGTTATTCTGTTTGATGACTGGTCTCCTTATGCACATTTCACTTTAGTCCCATACTTTCCGTACTTCAGAAGGGGCAAGCCTTTCGGTATGGTACGTAATTTGTTGTCTCCACAAGAACAGCTAAACAAGATTACCTCCCAAGAACTGCACATAGTAAACACAACTGCCAACAGTGGTTGGATAGTTGAGTCAGGTTCTTTGTCCGGAATGACGGCAGATGACCTAGAAGAACACGGGGCCCAAACAGGTTTAGTTTTAGAATTTAATAGAGGCTCTACTCCTCCTGGTAAAATACCACCAAATCAAATACCAACAGGTTTAGACAGGTTGGGTACAAAAGCTGCTAATAATATAAAACAAATTAGTGGTATATCTGATGCCATGTTAGGTATGGATAGCGCAGAAGTTTCTGGCGTTGCAATACAACAGAAACAAAACAGAGGTTCTTTGATGTTACAAGTACCTTTGGACAACTTAGCTAAAACGCGTCAGTACTTAGCCGAAAAGATACTACAGCTTGTACAAGTTTACTATACCGAAGAAAGAGTAATACAAATCACAGACGAATCTGACCCATACAAACCTAGAGTAAAAATGGCAGTAAACCAGATGACGCCCGAAGGTGAAGTAATTAATGATTTAACCCTAGGGGAGTATGACGTAATTATTGGTACAGCTCCTGCTAGAGATAACTTTGACGAAATGCAATTTGCTGAAGCTATTGAACTTAGAGGTGTGGGAGTTCCTATACCAAACGATATGATAGTAGAGTATTCGCATCTGTCGCGTAAAGCAGACATAGCGGATAGAATACGAAAGTTAGAAGGAACTGCTCCACCAACGGAACAACAGATTCAACTACAACAGTTCCAAATGGAATCACAGATCAGAAGCACGCAGCTTGAGATTGCTAAACTAGAAGCTGAAGTAACTAACTTACAAACACAAGCCGCTTTAAATGTCGCTAAGACAGAAGCAGCTGAACAAGATCCACAGTTGAAGGTTGCCGAGTTACAGAGTAAACTACAATCTAAACGAGAGGAACTCGAATTACGTGAACGTTTATCATCTATGACAAACACGATGCGTAAAGAACAGAGCGATACAACGGCGGCTACTAAAATGGCAACCGAAGCGATGAAATCCATTAAACCTACAGGAGGTAATAACTAATGGCAAAGAATAAAAAAACCACAACAGAACCGGAAGCAGACTTGATGTTTGAAGGTCTACCAGGCGCAGATATTTTATCTGCAGAAGAGTCTAGCAAAGAATTTGCAGCGGACTTAAATTTTGATAACCCCGATGACGAGGTAGAATTTCCACAGGAGGATGAAATTGAAGAAGTATCAGAAACAGAACTTAGCGCTGATCCAGAAGAAGGCGAAGAAACAGAAGGAGAGGAAGCAGAAACAGAAACAGCTGAAGCAACAAGCGACGGAGAAGAAATCGGCGGACAAGAAACAGTACTGGAGCAAGATGAGGGAGGTACACAACAAACTAAAGGAACAGTTCCGACAGAAACTACTAAAGAACCAATGATTCCTAAGTCTAGGTTAGATGAAGTGCTAGCAAAACAAAAAGCACTACAGAAAAAACTAGACGACATGTCAGCCCCACAGATAGACGACATAAAAGAAGCCCCCGCGTACGATTTCGATACCAAAGAAGTAGAGTATCAAAACCTTGTACTGGACGGTGAATCTGCCCAAGCAGTTAAACTTAGAAGCGAAATAAGACAAGCTGAAAAACAACAAATGATGTTTGAAATGCAGGCTAAGATGGGCCAAACCATGACGCAGTCTACAGAAATGCAAGACCTACAAGCTAAAGCAAATGAAATACAAAACTCTTTTCCCGTACTAGATGAAAATAGCGCTACGTATGACGAAGCAAAAACAAACGAAGTTATGGAACTAAGAGATGCTTATATGATGCAGGGTTACGCAGGTGCAGACGCTTTACAAAAAGCAACTACGTTAATTGTGGGACAACCCCAAGTAGCGCCTACAGATAACCCCGGTATTAAAAAAGCGCAGCAACAAAAACAACAAGCTAATGTCTCTAAAAAAATACAAGCTTCGGAATCTCAACCCCCAGCTATGAAAGGTCAGAACAAAGTAGACAAAAAAGTAGACCTAAATGTACTATCAACAGAAGAGTTCGATGCTCTACCCGCAGAAACTTTACGAAGAATGCGTGGAGATTTCGGATAAACTGTGGTATAAAATATATAAGTTCGTCCGTTAAAACGATATTTAACTTGCGTCGTTGCAATAAAAAAACGTAATTCGCCTGCTAGGGCGTTAATCTAGACGGGGTCGTGTCCGTAAATAACGAAAACGTTCCCCCAACGACAAAGGGTATACGGGTAATATGTCGCTCCAAAAGACGACTAGTTTTTTAACTTTTTTAAAGGAATATTATCATGGCAAATACAAACTTTGCTGCGTTGACCAGTGAACAATTAACAATTTGGTCGCGTGACTTTTGGCGTGTCGCAAGAAATATGTCCTTCATTAACCAATTCGCAGGTAGCGGATCTAACGCAATGGTTCAGAGAATATCTGAACTTACTCAATCAGAAAAAGGAGCTAGAGCAGTTTTAACTCTTTTAGCCGATATGACTGGTGACGGTATCGTTGGAGACAATACTTTAGAAGGTAATGAAGAATCATTAAGAGCTTTCGACATAGTAGTACAATTGGATCAACTAAGATTCGCTAACAGACTTTCAGGTAGAATGAACGACCAGAAGTCAGTTGTGAACTTTAGAGAACATTCAAGAGACGCACTTGCTTACGCAATGGCTGACAGAATGGACCAATTAGCATTTTTAACCCTAAGTGGCATTGGCTATACACTTAAGAATAATGGATCACTAAGACCTGTAATGAATTCAGGACAGAATCTTGGCGATCTAGCTTTCTCAAGCGATATAACTGCTCCTACGTCTAACAGACATAGAAGATTTGATGCTACTAATGGTATCGTAGCTGGTGATGTTACTGCAACTGTTGCAGCTGACAAACTAACTTATGGTGCTATTGTTGATCTAAAAGCATATGCTAAAGACCAATACATTAGAGGTATTAGAAGTGCTGGTAATGACGAGATGTTCCATCTTTTTGTTACTCCACAAGTAATGGCTGACTTAAAACTTGATACAGATTTTCTTACTAACGTAAGAAATGCTGGTGTTAGAGGACCGAGCTCAACCTTATTCTCTGGTTCTTCAAGCTTAATGGTTGACGGAGTTATGATCCACGAGTTTAGACACGTGTTTAATACAAATGGAGCTATAAGTGGAGCATCAGGTAATGCTGGAGCCGCTGGTTACAAATGGGGCGCTGGGGCTAACGTGAATGGATCTGCATGTATTTTTGCAGGTGCGCAAGCATTAGCAATGGCAGATATCGGAATCCCAGAAATAGTAGAAGATACTTTCGACTACGGAAACCAGAACGGTATTTCAATTGGTAAGATATTCGGTCTTAAAAAACCTAAGTTTAACAGCGACCACACTGGTCAGTCTGAAGACTTCGGCGTAATAAGATTAGATGTAGCTTATTAATTGTGTTATATTTTATAGGTGGTCTTCATTGACCACCTATAACTTTTAAATTTTAGGAGAAAATTATGTGGATTGTTTCAGAAAAAGAAGATAAATATGTAGCCTCAACTTGGGGAGCCGTTGTTAATTTAACAGCAGGAGTGCCAAGACAAGTAGGATACGACATGGGCTTGCTATGTTTGCAATCAGGATGTACGCAAGTAACTGACGTCCCAGTAGAAAAAGAAACACCCGTAGAATTATCTATAGTAGAAGAAGTAACTGTAGAAGAAACTCCGCTAGACCTGGAAGCTATGACTAAAGGGCAACTCGAAGAACACGGCCGTACTTTAGGTATGGAACTAGACAAAAGAAAAAAGAAAGCAGACTTAATTAAAGAAATACAAGCTGCGCAATAAAGGATAGATTATGGCGGGTACACTAACGGGCGCTAATATAATAAGTAGGGTTCAAGACACCTTACAAGACACAACAAGTGTTAGATGGCCGGAAGCAGAATTGCTTAGGTATATTAATGATGCTCAAAGAGAGATAGTTAACCTAAGACCTGAATCTTCTTCCACACATCAAAATATACAATTAGTTACGGGTACTGAACAAACTCTACCTTCTGGTGGGTTAAGATTAATTAAAGTTGTAAGAGGAATGAGTGCGGCTAGTACTGGTGCTACTGGTAAACGAGCAATCAGAATTGTTAACGTTGATATTTTAAACACACAAGAACCCGATTGGCATAACCCTTCTGTAAGTGGGGATGCCGCGCACGGAACTATACCAAAACACTATATATTCGACGAAGATGATCCTAGAAAATACTATGTATATCCCGGTGTTGCCGGAACTGCATTTGTAGAAATAGTTTTTTCAGCCACCCCAGCGAATTTAGCAAACACTAGCGCCGTTATATCAGTAGATGATATACATGCAAACGCAATTATAGATTTTGTTCTATACAGGTGTTATATGAAAGATGCTGAGTACGCAGGAAACTCACAAAGAGCGGGGCAACACTACCAATTATTTACAGCAAGTGTAGGTACAGGGCAACAAGCCCAAGATATACTAAGCCCTAATAATGATAGTTCTCAGCCAGTACCAGGCAACCTGCGTTAGCCATGGCTAACTTTTCCTCCCTAGTTAAAGAAGTTCTTCCGTACGTTTCTATGTGCCCGGACTCTTTAGTAGAAACTAATATAAGATCTGCAACCATAGAGTTTTGCGAAAGGTCTAAAGCATACACACTAGACCTAGACCCTATTACTACCGTAGCAGGGGTGTACGAATATGATTTTGACCAACCAACCGGTACAGAAATACACCAGATATTGTGGATGACATTTGATGGTAACGACATGGATCCTATAAGCCCACGTAGTTTAGAATTAAACTACCCGGACTGGAGAAATAGAACAGCTAGGCCGCATGTGTACCTACAAAAAACCCCCTCTAATTTTTGTGTAATACCGGTACCTCAAACTACGCAAACCAACGGGCTTTTAGTTAGCGTAGCTTTAAAACCAACAAGAACAACTAGTAGCATAGATACAACTTTCTCAAATACGTACAGAGACGGCATAATATACGGCGCTTTGTACAGACTATTACGTATGCCTAATAAAGAATGGACAGACGTACCCGCAGCTAGGGAGTATCTTTTGCAGTTTAACCAAGAAATACAACAAGCAGAACTTAGAGCTAGAGGCGGAGACCTTGGGGTAAACAGGACAGTTAAGTATAAAGGAATTGGAATGCCCAGGAGGCGGTATGGTAAATATGGAAAGGAAATCGATTACTAGTATTAGTGAGCCACAGCTAGCAGATATAAGAAGCTGTTGGCCCCAAGTAAAAGAAGGAATAGAAAACATACTGACACAAATACCCGCCCTTACTTTTATACCGGAAGATGTTTACAGTGAGTGTGTAAATGAAAATGCGTTTTTATTTACTTCCCCCACCGGCTTTTTAGTACTAACAATAGAGATAGATAAGTATACAAAACACAAGACATTGTACATTTGGTTAGCGTATACTTATACAAAAGGGAACCACGAATGGCTAGGCCACGAGGGGTGGTTTGAAAACACGGCAAGAAGTTTAGGGTGTAAATATATAGAAGCCCAGTCAGCGATTCCAGAAATGGAACCGTACGCAATAAAACGCGGCTGGAACGTAGACGCACGAATTTTTAGGAGACAGGTGGATGAGTAAACCAAAAGCATCAGCATATAAAGCTAGCGAATCAGAGAAAGCTACAGCGTCTATTGGCTTGGCCGACAAAAAATTCTTTAGAGAAGCTTACCTACCTAAATTAAAAGAGGCGAGAGATACGTCTGAGAAACAAGACTATACAGGTGTAGCAGAAGGAAGAGGAAACGCGGACACTATGCAAGCTCTTACAGATAGACCCACTCTTGCTGCAACGCGGTCCGTAGACTCTTCTGCGAATCTTGCTTCTGCTGCTACGGGGCAAGCGGCAAATGCTT